TAAAGGTAATATCTTGAAATATGTTTCTAGATATAAATTTAAAGGAGAACCACTAGAAGATTTACAGAAAGGACAGTGGTATTTAAATAGATTAGTCAAGGAGGTTAGTAATGGGTCAAGTTAAACATTCAATACTAGCAGTAGAAGATTTTGTTGCAGGTTGTCTGCGTGATGGTAGAACATTAAATCAAACCATAAGAGATGCTAGAGAATCTGAAGCAGCAAAAACAAATCCTTATTTTGATGATGAGGACTTAATAGAAAATAAATACTACCAATTTATAGGAGCAGAGTAATGAGTAGAGATATATTAGATGCTTTGAAAAAAAAGTATGAAGCAGAAGTAGACATAGCAAAAGCTACAATACAAGTATACCTAGATAAACCTGTAGGTATAGGGGAACATCCACAGTTTGCTGATGAGATAGATAAACAATTAGATGCAATATCATGTGCAAATGATAAGATAAAAGTAATAGACACACACTACCCTAATGAAGACGATATACCATTTTAATAGGAGGTAAAGATGGAACCAAAACAAAAACAATATCTTGTTACTGCTAGTCAATTACAAGATATTATGAAATACCTAATGACAAGGCCATATGGTGAGGTATTTCACATAATGAGTGAGATGGCTAAACTTAAACCTTTTAATCCAGAGGAAGATAAAAATGTCGGAAAAAAATAATTTAAATAAATTTACTGGCATATTATTTGAATTAAAGATAGGATTAAATAAAGATAATGCAATCGTGATTGATTATGGTGGTAAACCTGTAGGTAAAGTTAGAGAGGCTTTAAAGTCTTATCCATACCATGGTAACTTATGTGCTGCTGTAATTAATCATGCTAACTCTGTAGGTAAAAAACTTGAAACTGATATCAGACAAATTATACAAAAAATTTAGAAAGATGTTTTGGCATAATAAAATTATAGATTTTGTTGAGAGATGTACTTCACAGTTTAATAGTTATCTCTGGACAAAAAGATGGGGTGATAGATCTTTGTATCAATCAGACCAAAAAAAAAGACACTTAGAGTAAAACTCTAAATGTCTCTGTTGTTGCCTGTGGGGGAGTCTTTATGGCTCCCCTTTTTTATTTTATATTAACAGTTCCAAGCACGAAGTGCTTTGTTAATTCTTGAGTTAGGATCATTAGCAGTCTTAGCAGAAGTAAGTTTCTTCTTCATGCCTTTCATCCTTGCACAAAAACTAGCACGTCTCTTGTTGCCCACTTTTTTACTTGGTCTTTTTAAATTAGCACCTGTAGTTCTTTTAAAAAACTTACGACCTGCTTCATTTAATCCACCTGATGGGTTCTGATATTTTTTTGCTACCATTATTTTTTCTTAACTGTCATAGCAGCTCTTCTAAAATTAGCAGCAGTAGGTGCACCGTTAGCACCTTTCTTTCTCATCTTACCACCACGTTTTCTTTTAGCATGTATGTTAGCGTATAATCCTTTTCTCATTATACTTTCTTTTTCTTTTTATTTCTTAACATAGCAAAGTCTTTTTTAGTAAGTTTACCATCTTTGTCCATGTCTAATTTTTTTCTATTGCCTGTTACTTTTTTTTTGTTCTTCATTTTTTTCATTCCGTACATCATTAGCTATATCTCCTATATTTAGCTGTTTTTTTTGCAATCCCTTTCGGTTGCTTCACAAACTGTTTGCCCTTTTTTGTTCCTTGGCGTTTTGCTCTTGTCGTTGCTGCATACTCTGCAGATGATAGACTCTTGATAGCTTTCTCTGGTAAATATCTTTCCCCAGTCTCCGAAGACTTCTTGCCAGATTTCGTTCTCCATTTCTGTTTTCCCCATGCTTTTAAACTCCTTTGACTTTTTGCTAGTGCCATTATGCTTTTCTCCCTTTTCTTATAGCCTCTTTACCTTTCTTAAATATAGCTGCTACCTGTGATTTACCCATGACTTTAGCTCTTTGTTCGCCAACAGTTAGAATTTGAATTTTCCTAGCAAATGGTTTAGAAATCTTTTTAACTTTCGCCACTGTTTTTCTCGCATCTGTTGGCGTTGCGAATTTAATTCCAACAGTGTCAGATGGGTTTTCATCAGTGTAAAGCCTTCTACCATGTTTTTTTCCTGGGTGTTTTCCTGTTCCTTTCTTAGGCTCTCTTTTTTTTGCCATAAGATTTCATTTCCTTAATATGCTTCTCAATAATATTACTTTGCTTCTTATGTAAAGCAGATGCTTTTTTCAAAGCCTTCGCAACTTTTTTAATTTTCTTAACCATTACTTATACCCCCCACCAGCTGCCTTATATTTTTTGGCTAACATCTGTGCTTTTCTTGCTGACCATTGTCCAGGTTTTCCACCCTTTGAACTAGCCATGATTTGATTAAACATTCGTTTTCTCATACCAGGCTTAGTATAATTACCAGCTTTATTTACTGTGCTTTTTTTCTTCGCCATCTTTTATCTCCTTAAAATGGTAGTCATAACTACCCTCCTCATGTTCGTCAGTTATCCATTTAGAACTAGTTTCAACTGACCATCTTGTGTTATTAACTAGTCTATTTATAAGGGGTTTTTCGTTTGGATCAGAGCCTGTTGATGCATCAAAAACTCTTAATCTATTGTTGGGTTGAATTGCATAGTTACCATCATCTAATTCTAATACATGGCCACACTTATGTTGATCTGGATGCTGTGTATATCCAAAATCAAGTTCATTAAAATCACCTGGTGACCAGTCTATTGTAAATAAATATGTGCCTTTTCGTACTACTTTACGTCTAGACATATATTGCATTTTGTTACCTGCTATTTCATAAAATGTTGTAACACCCACATGATAACTAAAACAATCCCACATAACTAATTCGTTTAGTGGTAACTCTTTTACACCTGGATTTTTACAAAAAGCAGATATGGGTGCTCTCCACCACAATCCACCATCTTCCATCATAAAATGAAATAAGGGAGTTTGATTAGGTATAGAACTAAAACCAAATACTGCACATCCAAAGTATTTATCGTGTGAGTCTTTTTGATCTCTTAAATAATTGCCTCTAACATAGCAATCTATAATGGGTATATTAGCGTTTAAATACATATTTACTCCTGATCATCATGCCATCTTTGATTAATTTTTTCTGCCATCCAAAATGCTACAGGAATACATAATATAAATGTGATTTCTGCTGCTCTTACTATACTTACATCCCATAATTTATATACAATATTATGTATAAAAATTGGCACACATCCACCTATAAATATTAGTATAGCAATTCTAATTTCAAAAGGAGGTTTGTCCATTAGTTAGCTAATGGATTAGAAGATTTAACTTTTATTTCTTCTATTTGTACCTTTAATAATTCTATTTCTTTTTTAAGTATCTTTACAGCTGAATCATCGTGTGTATGATCAAAGTCATGAGTATGTGTAGTGTCTGCATTTTCTAATGCTGTAACTTTTTCCTCTAATACAGCTATTTCTGCAGAATAATCTGTAGATTCTTTAGATGCTAATGCGTCTAATTTTGTAGTTATTTCACCATACTTTACAAATCCACCACCTATTGCTGCTATGACCCCAAGTAATGCTGCTACACCTGCTAATTGATTTTTTATTTTATCCATTTTTTAATTGCTCCAGTTCTATTAGTATTTGTTTTTTCTTTAAATTTATTTTATTTAGTTTTTGATTCATAACAGCTATAGGATCTGTTGCTATATAATTAGCTAAAGTTTTTGATTCATATAGTTGTCTTAAATCTTGTATTTCTACTTGATCTAAATAAATATTTTTACTTTTATAGAAGGGTACGTCATATATATCAAGTGATACTTGGTCATTTACCATAGCATCTAACTTAATTATATTTTTTATTTGTAAATTTTTTGATATATCTTTTATATCTTTATCAACTTTGTCCATAATTTTTTCTAGTTTTACAAGCCTTGGCTGTGAAGTAGCATTTGTTGTTCTTTCTTTCGATTGTATAGTTTTTTGCTTTGTATTACTTTTTTCTTCAACCTTGGCAGTCTTAGTAGTTTCGCTATTGGGTTTCTCTTCTTTAACTTCTTCTCTTTCATTTGGTGCCTCTGCTAATTTAGTAGGTGCTTCTTCTATCACCTCTTCTTCTGTAAACTCTTCAACTATTTCTTCCTCTACTATCTCCTCTTCTATCATTTCCTCTGGCATTTCTTCAACCATCATTGGGATAGATTCAAAAGTAACTTCTTCAAACTCTTCTACCATCTCCATTTTTAAAGTAGGTTCTTCAAAAAAAGTTATTAATTCTTCAAATAATTCTTCAATCTCTACAAATTCTAATTCTTCAAATACTTCTTCAACACTTTCAAATACATCTTCTATTTCTTGTGCTATAACTGGTGCTATAACTGTGTCATCGTAAGTCATAGTAACAGATATATTATCTACATTTGGCCCACCAAGATATGCTGGTGCATTTGCATCAGATCCAGAGATCTCTATATTACCTGTGTGTGATCCTGTACCATTATATATTAATCTGTCTGTAAAATTAGCACCATTTATACCTGTAACATCAGTTCTAATATTTGTATTTGATGCGAGTACATTACCATCAGAATCTTTTATAGTTAGTTGATTAGTAAATGTATCTGCATTACCTTGCCCACCCCAACACCCAGTGACGTTGCACTCACCATTTTGTACTTCAATAGTTGAATCTAATCTTATACCATTATCCAACATATTTTGTGTGATAGTATCGGAACTTAAATCAAAATCTTGATTAATAGATCCACTATCACCAAACTCTAAATCATAATTACTTTGGACATTGTTTAATTCACAACAATCATTTAATACTCTAACATCCCCAGTGGTATTCCAATTGTTAGAATTACCAGTTTCAAAATTACCATTAGTAATTAAATTACCTGTAGTTATTGAATCACTTTTTGTGGAAGTTGTAAGGATTAATATCATCAGCAAACTTACCAATAATGTACATCGCATATACCACTCCTACTATTGTCACTAACATCCAAATCATTACTTAGGTGATTCCCATTTTATAGGTTTTAATTTTTCTATTTTAATTTCTTTATCAACTTTATCAAAATCTTTAGTCATCTTAGCTTCTTCTTTGATTCTAATTCTTTCTAATTCTTTTTCTTTTTTTTCTCTCTTCTTCATACGTTTTACATATATATCATAATCTGGTCTTTCATGATCATATTTAGACCAAAGAGCCTCAGCTTCTTTACCAATCTTTCCATCAATAGGACAAGGTGTACCTGCTTGTATCATAGATTCAAATACTCTTTCATCTTGACAAAGTATTGCTACAGCTGCTACCTTCATACCAAAATCATTTAATATTCTAGCTAATTTTAATCTTTCACAATTTTTATCTATTGCATGTTTACCACCACTAATACCTATACCAAATGTTTGAACACCTATTGACATACCCACAGCACAAACATCTTGTGTCATTGAGTTATATGAAGGTGCACTAGAGCTTGGTGGTGCAGATCTAATATTAGAGTTGGTAGTATTACTTGTAGTGCTATTAGAACTAGATCCAGACTGGTACGTTGTTGTCGCAGTTGAAGTATAGCCTCCCTCTATAGCAGTGTTAGATCCACTAGTATTTGTTTGGGTAGATCCTGCCATTACTGTAGCTGTCATACAACTAGAAAGTAATAGTAATAATGTTATTAGTGTTAAAGGGTATTTCATATTTAAGTGTTTTGTTCATCCTCTGGTATTTCAAAGCAACCAAATTTTATATACATTCGATATTCATTTACATCTAGTGGGCCCATTTCTTTTATTTTTTTAAGAGATTCTGAATAACCTACAACCATACAATCATATTCATTATCAAATTCTAACTCATACATATATGGGGGCAAACAAGATTCTGCCACATAAGAACATAATAAAAACGCTAAACCAAATTTCATCTATAACCTGGTTCTAAGAACAAAGCAATTAATACCAAAAGTATTATTAATACTCCTGTAAAGTAATAGTTCATAATTAGTCCTCATATATTATTTTTTAAATTTTTTATTAGTTAATAAATTAGTGACAGATATTCCATAATTTCCACCAACTACTATAAAAATTAAATATAAATAAACCTCTGGTATATTTTTTAATTGTTCAAAGTAAAACTCAACTTTTGTTAACATTTCCATATCGCCATAAAATGTAGCATAAGCAAGTATACCTAATGGTGCTAATATAAATGCACCTAAAACTAAATCTAAAATTAATGAACCATTTCTTTTAGCTCTTTCATTACCAGTTTGCATTTCTTGTAAAGCTATTTGGTGTTTACGTTCACTTTTTTCTGCCCGTCTATTCATGAAAGTTCCTACAGCTTTAGACCCTAATCTAAATAGTATATTATATGGTATCATATTAATCTTTTTTTTGTTCCTCTAATTCTTTTATTTTTTTATTTGCATCTTCTAGATCCTGTGTAACATGCTCTAGTTTTTGCAAAGTACGTTTACTAGCACTATCCTTAGACTTACCAGCATCCTGTAATTCAGCAACTTCTTGCTTTAAGATTCTGACTTGTTCTTTATATTCTTGGATAATTTCCTGATATTCAGGTTTAGACATTAGTAGTGTATATTAGAATATTATAGCACCTAGGACAAAACCTGCAACTGCACAAATGACGCAGTGATAGTATTTTTCCCATATCTCTTTTACTTTTATTTTTATTTGTTCTATCATGTTTACTCCTTAATTAAATAAACCTATTAATGTTAGTATTGTTGCACCTAAACCACCAAGTATAGCATATAATACTTTATCTATCTTTCCGTGTAACCTATCTATATCTTCATGGATGTGTTTTAAATGATTATTTTTTATTGTACTTACTTCCCTTTTCAACCCTGTAATATATCCGTATAAAGATATAATATGTTCGTTAGTTGTTTTAGGTTGTTTAGCCATTAGTTTGCCATTCCACTATTTTTCATTTGGCTATACAAAGAATTTGGTCTTTCCTCTTTAGATTCTTTAATAGCTGCCATTATCTGTTTGTCAGATATGTTTAATTTTTCAAGAACTTTATCTTTGTGACCAGTTTCAAATCCCATTATAGTTGTTCCTAATTTAGCTAATGACTCATCATCATTTGCATTCAATATAAAATTATTACCTAATTTTTGTTTTAAATAATCTGTATATCCTTCTTTATCAGTTCTAGAATATTTTTGACCTATTTCATCTACTGTTAAACCATCATATTGTTTACCTAATACATAATATCCTGCTCTTAAACCATTTTGTATATTGTTAAATTGCAATAAAGATTCTTGATCACCTCTATCTCTAACATTTCTAACACCAAAAAACAAATCTGTTTTTGGATTAGAATA